GGGCAATGATTCATTATCTCCAAATTGGAAATAACCTGAAGTAAGAGTGGAGTGTATGTTATTACCAGAAGAGTTTTCAACAAGTAGCGCGGTAGATCCAGTGTTATTCGGACCTTTAGCGTGTATTGTTGCGGCTGGAGTAGAAGTACCTACAACGAGTTTAGGAGCAGATCCCGGAGTAACTGTAATGTTAGAGTCAGCACCGAAAGCTCCAGAGTTATAGTATTGGAGATTATAGTTAGTTCCAGCAGGAGATCCGCCAGATCCAGCAGTAGAGTTTATAGTTAACGTACCAGAGGCATCATTGTAAGAAAGAGATATATCCGTACCTGCCGTTAGCAAGTTAGAGACTCTATCATCTACAGCCTCATCGAAGTTAGATACATTAGTTGCTGTAATTGCAATTGTAGTATTAGATGCGGCTGTCAATCTACCCTTAGAATCCACTGTAAATGTAGGTACTGAAGATGCAGAACCATAAGAAGCGGCTGTTACCCCCGTAGTAAGAAGTGAAGCAGTTATAGAAGGAGTAGCATCAGTATATGTGAAATCAATATCTGTACTATCTACGAGGATTCCCCCTACAGCATCTTGTGCAGCCTCATCAGTGTAAGTAGCAGAAGAAGATATAGTAAGAGTATTACCTGCGTCAGAATAAGTAATAGATACTCCAGATCCAGCAACTAAAAGCCCGCCGACTACATCTTGTGTAGCTTCGACAAAGTTAGAAATTTGAGTAGAAACTATGCTAATAGGGCTTTGTACTACGTCGAGTACTCGACCTTTATCATCCACTTCTACAATTAACGTCTCATCTGCTGCTCCATAAATATCAGCAGCTACACCAGTAGTAGTGAGTATTGCCGTGAGATCAGATCCAGTTATGGTGAAATCTAAATCATCTGAATCAGTTGCGGTAGATAAAGTTCCAGATCCAGTAGGTAAGGAGAAGAAGCCTTTAACTCCAGAGCCATCTGTTCCGTAGTATTTAGAGTTACCCGGAGTTGCAGCGTCGTTAGTCAGCTGAAGCCCAGATCCAGAAATAGTTACAGAGTATGGAAGAGTTAATGCTTGAACTGCTCCGCTGCCCGACGAATACCTACCGATAATCCTATTAGCATTAGAAGAAGCAAGAACATTGTATAAAGAAGAGCTTAAGTGGTAATATTCATCTGTTGTTCCTCCCTGTTTACTTGCCAATCCATTATGATCTACTGCTGGGCTTGTAGTAAAGCTCCAGTTTGCACCATCAAAATACATGACCGCATCAGTAGTTACACCTGTAGTATCTATTTGGCCAAGCGTTAAAGCGCCTCCTAAATCTTGAAGATTTACCTGAGCCGGTACAAAGTCTATAGCAGATCCAGTACTTAGTGTCAGTGGACTACCAGATAAAGTAATAGCAGATGAGTTGGATGTTAAAGCCCCAGCAGCATCTACATAGTCCAAGTATTCTTCTACAGTTGTTAACGCTTGCTTAATTGTAAGGTTATCAGGTATAGAAGTTCCGGGAAAAGTTCCAAGATTAGTTGAGTTTGCAGCTACACCAGATAGTGTAATAAGGGAGTTTGTTTTTACTTTATCTGCGGCTGTCATTACTCCCGCAGCTGTTGTAGTAGCGGCAGGTAGAGTAGTGTCAGTTCCAGTAGATGATTCAAGAAGAATCGTAGTAGTAGAAGGAGTATTAGTTAGATTGGTATTAGATGCCGGAGTATAGATGTCATTTAATATCAAATCAATTGCTTGGTAAAGATTTACCGAAGCATTATACACAGCAAGCTGATGCTGGGCGGCATTGAAGTTATTGGCCCGAGATGTACTTTTTTGGATTCAAATATCCTTTAATTGATTAATTGTTAGAGGAGCTGCCATGATATAAAAAAATAAGGTAAAGGGGGTTTCCCCCCTAAACCTAAGATTAAAAATGATTAGTTCAAAGTAACTACGGCGTGGTTGTGAGTAGTAGAACCGAGGTATGCAGCGAAGGCAGTGTCAAGGTCAGTAATCACATCGTTGGGAGTTGTGCCGGAAGAATAAGTCGGAACAGCGATGATTTCGCGGTGCGGCTGAAGGATGTTATGGAAGGTATCAACCTGACGAGCCGAAGAGTGCAGAATGTTGAATACAACATACGTGATGCTGGTATCAAACGGAGCCGTGTTAAAGTTAACAACGGGGAACTCTTCATGGCGCAGATTGTACTTACGTTGACCTTGAGTAGCGTTGTACAGGAGGTTAAGCGAACGACCATCACCTTGACCTTCGTCAGCATATACATACTGAGCGTTAGTGACAGTGTTGAAGTCGAAACCACGAGTCAAGCCAACTTGCAGACGAACTTTCACTTGCGGAATGTAATCTACATATACAGCAGTTTCATCCAAAGCAACGAGCATAATCAGATCAGCAGTATCCGTATAAGCGGAAGCCAAATCAGTAGTTACGATCGTCCAGGTTACGTTAGCGATTACATCACCAGACAGTGCGATAGCTGCGTTTTTGATCGAGGTAGCAAGGGCTTCAGTCAGCACGATGCTACGGAGACCAGCAGTAGTGTTAACTACACCGATCGAATCACCAGAAGCGATGGGAGATACACCACCGATAGCAGTACCAGTACCGCCAGCAGTATCAATAGCAAAAGCAACTACGGGGGATTTGCTCGGACGACGAGTGTTCAAGTTCAGAGCTTTGCAGTTCTGGTTTACTTGGTACACCATATTGTGTACGATGTAGCTACGACCTTCTGCTTCTGTTTTACCAAGAGTAGTAAAGTTAGGAGTAGTGAAGGAAGTGATAAGCGAAGCAGCAGACTGTTCAGAGTAGAATTCCTCAATACGACGTCCACGGAACATGGTAGTCAGAGTATATTCGGTCTCATCAGCTACATTGATTTCGCCAGCATTGCCAGTAGCATCACCTACAATCCAAGTAGAATGCGAAGGAGTACGAGCTACCTGTTTAGTGATCGTGATCGGACGACGACCATCAATCGACTCAGTACGCTCGAAAGGACGAACCCAAAGAGGGTAAGTAGCAGAAGCGGTAGACATAGCTGCCGAGTTTTCAGTACCTTGGTAGATAGCGATAACGGGAGCTTCAGCAACCGTGGGAGTTGTGTCACAGAAAGAGTTAAGGGCAACAGTACCGAAGATCGAATCCGATACAATACCAATTTGACCATCGGCCAGATTTACATTGCCAGTAGACGAATCTACGAGAGTGCCGGCAGTAATGGTGGTAGTAACACCTTGTTTACCGATGATAAAACTTTCTACGGGACGTTTATTAGAAGAAGCGTTCATTTCTATAAATTAGATTTAAGTTAAAATTACTCTTGAATCATTATTTTTTGATTCTTGAGCTGAATGTATTCAGGATTTTCAGTATTTAAAGCTGCTATTTGGCAGGCTAAATCCACGATCTCCTGGTGTGTATGCTCAGATAATTCCAAAGTAGATTGAGGATAGTTTACACCATCTATATAGGTGTAATTGCCGTAGCATACTCTGGAGGGATATTTTATGTACTCTACATATACATAAGGAATAGTATAATCCCCCGGATAAATGTAAAGTGAGGTTCCGCTTCCTGTAGAAGATAGTCCAAAATTATAAGGAATAAATTCTAAGGAGGGAGAATTAAAAGGATCTCTAAATGAATAGAGATAATCGTCATGCTGCAAAAACTTTAAGGGAACGTTAGTAGTGCAGTTATTTGCATCTACAATATCGACTGTACCTGAAACAAAGAATAAATACGGATAGAGTAAATCCGATAACTTTACTTCGTAAGTGTTGGAGTCCAGTGTGGGAACTATCGGGGGCTGAAGTGGATTTTTAACCACAAGAGCTGATAGGTCAGCGACACGTTTTGTATTAGACTCGAAACCTCTTCTTTTATTGTTCCATTCGCTAAAACGATTCTTAATAAATACTAATTGAGCTTCATTTAGTAGCCAGTCTATCTCAACCACATTGAAGTCTTGATTAGCCAAAGTATCTATTCGGTCCTTAGCCAGCTTAAACGCATAATGAAGTTCAGCGATTTGCATTATTGGTTATTTTTTGCATTAATCTCAGCTGTGAGTTCTTCAACTTCAGCTGCTTTTTTAGGATTCAATAAGAAATCAATTGCCTCGGTAAGACGATCGCCGATTACAATTGGACCTTTTGATCTCGTCCAGGTATAAGTATCCTGTTTCTCGTAGATTACTCTAGAATCTATAGCCTGTTTAAGCAGGTATCTAGCTTCAAACTGTTCTCTTCCGTGTGGAGTCTTGAGCAGAGCTAGGACTTCAGTAAGTTTATCAATGTTAGATCCGGGCAAGAACGAAGATTTATCTACGTAATCATACAGTAGATTCTCCACTTGTTCTGTTGTAAGACTTGCTCTCGAAGAAGCGAGTTCCAACAAAGAAACGACCTTGCGTTTAAGAGGGGCAGTGAAGTCGGAAGCCTCAAGAGCAGCAAAAGCTTTTGCCTTAGTAGCATTCTTCTTGTGCTTGATCTCATCTGTTTCATTCTCAAGGGAGATATAAAACTCTGCACGAGGCCATTTATGTTCTCTCCATTCTCTTTCAGAATTAGCTACTTTGGACGAACCTAAAGCCACATAGTAGCCCATTTCATCGTGCATGCTTGATAGATCAAATACTGTTGTTCCATCATTGAGGGCCCAAGTAGTTTTTTGAAAGAAGGTAAGATCTTCAGATTTCAAAGAATCTCCTTTATAATAAGGACGATTAGAAAAGAATCCTTCTGGTTTGCCCCATTTCTTCTCAAGATATTCTTGAAGCATTATAGGATGTCCCTTCTCATTAGTAAAGGGAGTGCCAGTTTCAGGATTCATATACGGGGTGTAACTAATGTAGTTAGCTAAGCCTCCGATTTTAGACGAATATAGGGCAGAGATTTTTGTTTGGCACTGCCCCACTTTCGTTTTTTCTAACTTTTTACCAGAAGCATCATTTGCCCATTCCGATATTCCATAAGCGGAAGGACGAGGAATTGATTTAATAAAGACTTTTTTTGACATATAAGTGAGACTTAACGTAGTCTCTAACGACCTTTTAGTTAAAAAATATAAAAGAATTTAATCGAAGTGTACATTATATCAGAATGATAGCCCGCCAACAATAGATGTTAGAGCAATTAATGCAGGTGATACGGGCTCAAAAGCCGTGTAGACACAGGCTGCTGCTAAAGAGGATAAGAGAAATCTAACCCCTGCAAACTTATGGGAGATGTTCTTTATTGACTTCTCCTGTAGTGTCCAGATCAGGTTTAGAGTCGCTGCTCCCGCTACTATTGGTTGTACTATTTCCATCTTGCTTTAAAGAGTTTAACAGCTTCACATAGGACAGCAGTATAGAGGGATCTTTAGAAGCTTTTACAAAGAGAGTAACGATTATATCCATTATTCTCATAGCCACTAAGCCTATGCCAAAGCCAAAGACTCCAGACATATTATGGGGAAGACCCCAATGATCCGCTAAACTAAAGCCATAGCCCGCAGTAAAACCTCCACCAAGGATAAGGGTTAAGGCTCTCCCGAAAGAGAGCCTCTCCTCATAAGTTAAGGCAAATACACCGCCGACTAAACCTCCTACTAAAGCAGAAATTTTAATACCAAGCTGTTCTTCCCAGTTCATGTTAATTAGTTCTCAAAATCCATAATAAGTTCACCCATGAGAGTCGGGTCGATGATTACAACACCAGCAGTACCTTGGCACCACATATCATAACCAGCAGTAAATGCACCACCTACACCACCTTTAATCGGGCCTGTGGGAGTGTGAGTTCCGGGGATGTAGCCCCAAGAGAAGCTATCCTTAACTTTCAACATACGGATGTTGTTGCTACCTTTCGTAGTACCAAAATCCAGGAAAGTCATACGAGCCGAGTCAATCGGACGATTAGTGTATTGCGGGTGCATACGCTTGCAGTACATACGATCGTCGTACATTGCATTCTTAGAAAGGTTGATTACAACGCCTTCTGGGCCACGGTAACGAGTGAACTGCGCACCATAAGCAAGGTGAGGAGTATCTACGTTAGACGGAACTTTTTCAATGAAGTTAGTGTCAACAGTCAAGTAACCATTTGCGATTGCTACGAGAGCATCGTGGAACAGTTCAGAACCGAGAGTACCAGTAACAGCAGTTACGTTACGCTGAGTTTCGTCAGTGCGAGTGAAGAAGATATCCATCAGATATTCTTTCATCATTGCGATAGACAGAGCGCCGGAGTAGTATTGAGTCCAGCCATCTTTGAGCTGCTCACGTACACCAGGACCAGTTTTCTTCCAGTAGCCTTTGGGGCCAGGTTGAGTCTGTTTCTTACCGTAAACCAATTGAGCTTCGATGTTCTGATACAGTTCATCCCACATTTTAGCCTCAGCCATCGGGAGGAATTTAGACACTTTCTGTGTTTTACCATCGTAGTTAGTGTACATAAATTCTACAGCGAGACGGCCTTGATCGCGCCATGCTTTGTCGGTGATCGTGAGTTTCTGTGCGAAAGCACCTACTTGCGATTCCAGCATGAAGCTATTAGGATACTGTTGAGTACCACCTTCGTCGTTCAATTCCGAAGCTACCGAAGTCCATACTTTGTTGAACTCTTTACCAACTTCCAAGAGAGAAGCGGGAACATAAACAGCAGGATTGTCACCCTGAATTTTTACAGTGTAGATGAATCCTGTGCCATCAGCGATAGGACCTTCTACGATTTGGAGAGGATACTCATTATCTTCACCGAACAGAACGTCAGGTGCAGCGTAGTAATCCAGGTCCAATTTGATTTTGAATGCGGTATTGTTGATACCGGGAGTGGTGTTAGACGACTCAAGATTTTCTACGAGTCGAGCGCATTTATACTCAGCGCCTTGGAGTTTCCAGCGAAATACTTCAGTGTCAATTTCTTGAGTTCCACCTACGCGACCGCCAGTCATGGAGGTTACAAGTTTGGAATGGAAGTATCTCGAACGGGAAGAGAATACACGAGTAAGAGTGTTCTCCAACATAGCAGGTTTGCCAGTTGCGTAAGAAGCACCTAAGTATTGGGAGTCAATGAAATTGCCACCAAAACCATCGTAATGTTTGATAATTAAACTAGATTGCGGAGTTGCCATTATTAATAATTAGAATTTTGGATCCAAGCGTCTCAGTCAAAATCGTCTTTCACTCTTTGCGAAGATGTTCCTTTAACTTTAGATTTGGAATCAAGTTTGTCAATTATTTCTTTAAATTTAATATTGTTATCTGTCTTTAGCTGAGATTTAATTTTCTCAAAACTAAAGCCCTTGTCGGGGTTATACTGTGCAAGTAAATCTGCCAGCTGAACGAAGTGTTCGGGATTAGAAGTAATTTGGTTTATAGCTCGATTAAGCTGGGTAGAATACCCCTCTTCGTACTTAACCGGTGTAAACATAAAAGTTTGAAGTCTATTTTTGTAGGACTTCTCTACATTCGGAAGATTTTCAATCACCGTAGTAATCTTCTTAGTCTGCTCTTCTACGAGCTGCTTAGTTCTTTCTTCTTCCTTTTTAGCGTTTTCTACCAGCTCTTGCTGACGCTCTTTAATAATATCTGCTAACTCTGACGCTGTAGTTAGAGCTTCCGATTCCAAGTCTCCAGCTTTAGAAAGTACGTCAATCATACGATTGATCTTTTCCGGAGAGTAATTGGAAGTCAACTTCCAGTAATCAAACATAACTCTACGCTGATTATCTTCAGAGGATAAGTCCATCTGTTCGTAATCTGGCTGAGTATAAGCATCTAAATAAGATTGAATGTTCTTTCCTCCAGAGAGTCCGTATTGTAGAAGCGGCTTGAAATCTTCAGGGAGAGATTCCCACAAAGACTTTGCTGACTCTTCTCTGAACTTTTCTCTAGCGTCTGTTAGAAGCTGTTTAAGTGTTTCGGGTTTTCCGTCGAACTCGAACTTCTCATCTACAGGAAGAATCTCGAACTCTTTTAAAAGCTCAAAAGAAACTTGTGCTGCTGTAAATTCTTCGTCTTCTCCATCGTCCTCTGAAGAGGGTTCCGGATCTGGAGTAATATCTGGCTCAGGTTCTTCAGAATCTTTAGGCTCCTCAACAGGGTCGGGAGTTGTGGGATCTTCTACTGGAGGTTCCGTCGGTTCTACCGGTTCGGCATCAATCCAGTCTTTCACTAAGTCATCAAAGTCAAAATCATTATTCATACAAATGTAATTTTATTAAATCAGGTGTTAAAAATGTAATTCTTGGTTGCGGTTAGAAAATATAGCCTAAGAAGATTTTTTTCTCGCCTTTATAGCCAAATCTTTTTTCTTAAGTTCGTTATCAGCTTCATTCTTTTTCTGCTGTAATTGAAGTTTTTTCTCATCTAAAGAGAGTTTCTTATTCTTTAAAGAGAGTTCAGCTTGAAACTTCTGGATCTCAAACTGATCTGGAATACCATTATCATCAACGTCTTGATCCTTCTGGAATTTAAAGGAATCAATCTCTGCAAGTAAGATCTTGTTCTCATGCTCTCTAGCTTGGAATTCCAATTGGAAGGCTTGTTCAGCTTGCTGCATTTGAGCTTGAGCTTCCATTTGAGCCTGTTGCATTTGCTGCTCGGCTTGTTGGCTCTCTTTCTCAGACTGTAGAATATGCGATTTCAATTGCTCTATAGATACAGATTCAAGCATCTTGATAATATCAGAGAACTTAGCCTTATCATTCTGAAGAAGACTTTGAGAAAGCCCTTGAAGAGTATCGAAGATAAACTGTTCTTTGGGTGAATCAGTTACGAAGATTCCGAAAGAAGCGTTGGAGAGAGAATCAGGAGTAAGCGAAAGAGTGGACAGGGAGAGATCATCGAGTACAAATTGCTTAGTAAGTGATTTATCCTTGTAGCACACTTGAGCCACATTTACCAAGGAGTTAAGAACTTGCTCCCATAGCTTGTTATGTGCTTGGAAGTAGACTTCAGTAATGACCGAAGACATCTGAATATTCGACTGTGCGTTTGTAACTGCTTCTCCAGGTTGAGATTGTCCTTCTCTTTGTGGAGTTACACCAGCTACATCAGAGATCTGTTGATCTATTGCAGCGAGTATGTTGATGTAATTGTTAATCTGATCCGCTGTAGATAGATCTGTAGAGCCAGAGACTTTACCTCTTTGCGACCAGCCGGGCTGTTCTGCATTTTGAAGAGGGTTGTAAAAGTCTATATTCAGATTAGTAAGATAGTATAGAGTTTTCTCTAATCCCAGCTTAGGATCTATCATAGACATATCAAAGTGGAATACTCTACCTTTATCCTGCGCAATTAGCTTTTTCAGCTTGTGCATGATAATGAAGTAGAGATATTGGAAAGGCTTCATTCTATCCATCATAGATACTGAAGACGCATTCATAGAGTTATAAACTACTCCATGATATCCGAGCTTAACACTAAAGGGATTATCTAAATCTCTAAACTGATGTTGTTTAGGACCCATATTGCAGTATATATCATGTGCAATTCTAACACCTTCCCATATTTCAGGAATCCAACCCCATTCAAGAGTGTACATAGTTCCTTCAATATCTTGCCATACTCTCTTAGAGACGGAGTTATTACCCTGCATCTCTCTAATAGTCTTAGCAGTTTCTGGAACTTCAAAGTCTTCAGATACGATATCTACCTCATCATCTCCATACATATTCACACTCTTTACAAAGCCTACCTTCTTCTGCGATCTCCATTCTACATGCTGAACTAACCAGTCTTCCATAGAGTAGGAAGAGTCAGAATAGCTGCCTTCATGAAGAGGCACGTTGAGATAGTTATTGTACCAGTAATCATCATGGAAATACTGCATATCAGGATTAATGGTATCAGATCTTGATCTTCCACCCATAGAGTTCCTACGAGAGTCAATTCTCTTTTGAGTTTCCTCATCTAAAGAATTACCAAATTGATCCAGTATATCACCAGCAGTCATATAAGTTCTATATCCAGCGTAAAGACCGTCTTGAATAAATTTAGTCTCTGGAGACTTATGATAGAATACACCAAGCGGATTAAGCAGATTAGCTACGGGTTCATCTCTTTCGATGCCAACGTACACTAACTCCTCTCCGGAGATCAATCCATGCTTAAAAGTATCGTTCTTGACGTCTTTAAGAGAAAGCTTTTTAATAAGGTAATTGAGGATCTTATTAGCAGTAATCTCTTTAGCAGCTAAGAAGTTAGAGGACATATACCGATCAATCTCGGAGGGGTCTATAAGAGTAGCGGGATCATAAAGAGGTTCTTCTGGCGCTTGACCTAATTCTTCAAGAACTTGTTGAATCTGGGAGTAGACGTAATTGCGGAGTAAATCATCTCTATGCGCGAGTTTGGATTTAATCCCGTCTGGATTCGTGAGTACTGCCTTGAAGTTAAAAGGACGTCGAAGCTCTTCACCAAGTAATACTTGTATCTTGTTATACGTCTTATTGTACGGCTGGATCTCATCTTTAAATTGCCCAACTTCTATACCGAGAGGATTACATTCTCTCTCGAAATCCCGTTGATTTAACAGATTATTATATAGCTGGTAATTAGATAGCTTGCGTTCATAATCCGTATTGTACGCGTTGACGACAGTTCTATCTCCAGCGTAATCAATAAGCAGATTATCTATGACGTTCTTACACCATTTATAATCATCTTTGATCTTGTCATGATGGGACAGCCTCTGTTTTGGAAAATTTTTCATTTATTTTACGAAATAAGTTTGCATTGTTTATTAAAAGTTTATCTATTTCTGCATCTAAACCTGTGAGAGTAGACTCATTTTCTGCTCGTCTTTTAGAAGAGATATATATCTCTTCCAATCCGATTACACAGCCTATTAATCCCATTACAGCGTCATAGTTTCCATCTAAGTTAAAGGATATAAGCTGTTGAAGAAGAAACTTATCTGGTATAACATCTACATTGCGAATGCCATTTTGACGTTCTTGTAGAAGCCAAGATCTAACATATTGAAGTGCTTCCCATTTAATCTTATCGTTTGACATAGGATATCCATAAATTACAGACTCCGTAGTATTGAAAGAAGCTTTCCTATTTAATACGTTAACAGGCTGCTTAGCAAGTAAATCAAGACGCTTTATCTTCTCAAAATAATCCTTAACATTACCCACTGCATTCTCAAAATAGATCTTAGCGTTACCGTAGAAGAGCGAGAGCTTATACAGCATCTCATTAATTGCGTTTACACCTTGATACGGTCTACCTATATAAGTCGCTACTATCTCGTTATGTCCTACAGTTGAAGGATACTTATTCGTCTTCATCACGTATATCGCTGCAAATGAAGATCCCATACCTGTATTATCTCTAAACGGGTCACATCCTATAATATAAGCTTCTGAAGGAGTAACACCATTATCTAAGTATGGAAATTCATATACGACGATAGCTCCTTCTACTTCATCAGAAGTCCATGGAAACTTGTTAATTGGGTTAAGACTGAAGTCTATCTCATAGTTTACACCATTATACGGTGAGTTTGGATCGAAAAACAAATTCACTTTCTTCTCAAGAAGTTCTGAAAGATTATTAGTTTGTAGTTCTGATAGTCTTCTACGTGCTTCTGTAACAGGAAATATATTTGCAGACTTAGTTAAGAACATTTCAGACGGCACCAGAGGACGATATTGAATTTCCTTGTTAAGAACTTCAGATCCACCAGATACAGAAGTACGAGCTTTTTGACGAGCCTTAAGCAACGCTGCTTTAGCTTCCTCTACCTTAGAAAATCCTCTCTCATCTTTATATTCATTAAGAGCTAAGTAAGCAGGTACGAATAAGCCTATGAGTCCTCTATTTTCCCAGACGTCTTCAAACGCAAGTAGATCGTAAGCTACTGGCTCGTACATCATACGAGAAGCATCTAGAGTGCCAGCTTCCATGTCACCACCAGTACCAAGCATCATCAACGTTCCAGTCTTGCGTAGACCGTTACGAAGGTTGTCCTTAGTATTAGTAAAGATATCTTCTAGGTTGGAGCAGTTGTGGGTAATTGTTCCATCTTCTAAAAGAAAAAGAGGATCTTCAAGCAACTTAAAACCATAGTATTCTTTTGGAGCGATTTTAGACACCTTAATAGGTGTAGAGTTGAAGTCCTTTAAATGGTGTACTTTATCTGCTTTTTTTCTAGGTACTTTAACTGGGATTTGATGTAGCGCTTCTCCACTTATATATAATCTAAATTGAGTACGCGGAGATAGTGGTTTATCTTTAAATCCCTTTGTAATCGTTCTCGATTTTATAGTGGTTTTGAAACCTAGATTTTTTGCAAGTAAGGCGACTTGTTTTATAAAGACTTCATTCTCTGTTTGATGCCATTCGTATCTTTGCTTTGGGGTACCTTTTCCACTTATATTTCCATCACTATCAATTAACCCAGCTAATAATTCTAGTCTATGTTGAACAGAATAAAATTGACATTCTTGAGGAAGATGTTTATTTTGTAGGACTTTAAGATCTTTTAGCCGAGAAACAATTTCATTTCTTTTTCCATGCGTACCTGTCAGGTTTGTTCTATAAGAAGTGTGCTTAGCAGTTACATTATATAGGCTTGCAATATACTCTAAATATTTAATGATCTCTGCTTCATTATCTTTTCTAGTAATCTCGGTTTTTCCTTTCGTACCATCTCCCAATCAAAGTCCTAAATAATAAGGGTCTAGTATAGGATGTTCTAGTTTATCAAAGATGAGCCTTTCATTTTTCTTGCCATAGGTAGTTTTCTGCTTGTACTTTCCAAGATTGTTGAAGTTCTCTACAAGTATTCGTTTCTCTCCATCATCTTTTATAGATTTTACACTACATTTTTGTTCAAGAACAAGTGTGTGCCCTTTAGACACAACATAATCCTGTCCATATTTTTGACTTACCTTATATAAGTCCTCTACGCCTGACGTAAGATTTACTACTGTTCTTTGCTTTCCATCTGGCCCCATAAGTAAGTCTCCAAGCATAATATCTTGTACGGGTTTCAGAGACAAGTCGTACATCCGCACTAGAGTATCTTTGGCCAGGCAGTGACCTGCTTCTTCCACGATGATACCGATAGGACGAGTACCCTGATCTGCAAAGGGGTTGTCTCTAAATGTCCTATGTCGTATAGTTGCTTTCGTTCCTTTATTTTCCCATCCACCTTCCTGCTTAGATTTATATTCAGCAGTTATAATGGATCCAGGACCCCAAGAGCCTTTATACTGTTGGTCAAATGGAGAAGGATATCTTCTACCATTTACAGTCTTGGTCCCGGGGAGATTCTCTAATGCAAACTTAGTCTTCACTAACATATTATTAGAGTAGTGAGCTAACTCCGCACCTACCGTTATATCCGCAACTCCTCGATCCGATATATCTTCCGACATAGAAGACATCGCATTGAAGAGCCATTGATGAAGTACAATTCCAACACCTACCATATATGTATTGTGTGTTGGAATATAATCTCTAGTTGCTAAAAATAAAGAAGAAGGATGGTCGACTTTTATACATTGTGTCTCTAATTCCCCGATATATCTATTGGAGATAAAATTCTATCTGTAGACGGAAAAGAAACAACTGTTTTGGGAGTGTATCCACAAGGCATCCGTATAGGATATCAACTTGTTTTTTCAGATGGACGAACACTTG